AGCCTGCCGAGTTGGAAGAACTGCTCGGCGTTTCTGCGGAAACGCCACCCACCGTCGAGGACCCAGGTACGGACCCCAGCCGAGCCGAAGAACTGCAGGAAAAGTGGCAGGTGCAGGTCGGGCAGATCTGGCAACTAGGTCTGCACCGCATTATGTGCGGAGACTCCACCAAGGCAGAGGACGTGGCGCGCCTGATGGGCACCGACCTTGCAGACATGATCTGGAGTGACCCGCCGTGGAATGTCAACTATGGTGGCGGAGTCGATACCGAGAATGAGCAGGGGTACAAAGTGCGCAGCATGAACAACGACAATCTGGGTGAGAAATTCCCTGAATTCGTCGTTGGCTTCTGCAAGCAGATGTGGACATTCAGTACGCCAGGCGCACCCGTTTATGTGGTCATGGGCGCGCAGGAGTGGCCAGTCATCGATGCTGGGCTGCGGGAGCGGGGCTTCCATTGGTCGTCCACCATCGTGTGGGTCAAGGATCAACTGGTCCTGTCCCGCAAAGACTACCACACCCAGTTCGAGCCCATGTGGTACGGCTGGAATAGTCTGGCTGCGCGCCTGGTGGAGTTGGCGGACCGCAAGCAGTCGGACGTGTGGTTTATAGACCGCCCGAAGAGATCCGAAGAACACCCCACAATGAAGCCCGTGGAGCTGGTCGAGCGCTCGATCCGTAACTCCAGCCAGCATGGCGCGATCGTGCTGGACCTGTTCGCTGGCTCGGGCACGACATTGATTGCATGTGAACGGCTCGGGAGAGTCTGCCGCACGATGGACAATGACCCGAAATTTGTAGCAGTATGCCTTGAGAGGTGGGCACAGGCCACAGGAAAAGTACCTGTACTGGAGGCAACATGTGAGAGGTAGAAAACCACTCCCTAGCAAAGTGAAAGAGCTGGCGGGTAATCCTGGCAAACGGGCTATCAATAAAAAAGAGCCGAAGCCTGCATCAGGGGTCCCGCAGTGTCCGCCGCATCTGAAAGGGGATGCAAGGGTGGAGTGGAAACGCGTCACGAAGGAACTGCACACCCTGGGCATTCTCACGAAGGTTGACCGCGCCACGCTTACGGCGTACTGCATGGCGTGGGGCGACCTAGTGAAGGCAGAGAAACAGATCGAAGAGGAAGGGGAAGTTATCGTCTCCGAAAAAGGAGGCATGTATCAAAATCCCTGGGTTGCCATCAAGAAGCGTTCGATGGACCAAGTGGTGAAGTTCGCGGCTGAATTTGGGATGACCCCAAGCAGCCGATCACGGTTGAAGGTAGAGTTACCAGGCGAAGAAGACGAAATGGCGAGCCTACTATTTGGCAAAAAAGCAAAGGTAACCAAGTAGTGCAATGGCGAAAAAGAAACAAGAGAAGCTACACCCAGCCGAGCAGTATGCGCGGGACGTGATCGACGGCAAGATCGTCTCCTGCAGGTGGGTGAAATTGGCGTGCGAACGTCACTTTTATGACCTCGAACATGGCCATGAACGCGGTCTGTGGTTTGACCATGAGGCCGCCGAACGTGAGCTTACGTTCAAGGGGCTGCTGCGGCATTCCAAGGGAAAGTGGGCAGGTGAGCGCCTGATCCTGGAGCCGTGGCAGCAGTTCAAAGATTGGGTAATCTTCGGGTGGAAGAAGGCGGATGGCACGCGTCGTTTCAGGTCCGCTTATATCGAGGTCGCCCGTAAGAATGGAAAGAGCACCGACAGTGCTGGATCAGGTCTGTACCTGGCCTTTGCCGATGGCGAGCCAGGCGCGGAAGTGTACAGCGCGGCCACCAAACGAGACCAGGCCCGCATTGTCCACGCTGAGGCCATCCGCATGGTGCGCAAGAACCCGATCCTCAAGAAATACATCAGGATCTACAAAGACAATCTGAGCATTGAGGAAACAGCCAGCAAGTACGAACCATTGGGCGGTGATTCAGACAGCCTCGATGGCTTGAATGTCCACGGTGCGGTGGTGGACGAGCTGCACGCGCATAAATCTCGCGAGACGCTCGAACTGCTCGAGACAGCCACGGGTGCACGCGAACAGCCGCTGATCATCATGATCACCACGGCTGGCTTTGACCGCATGACCGTGTGCTTCGAGAAACACGAGTACACCCGCAAGGTGCTCGAAGGCTGGAAGGATGGCTCCTTCGAGGATGACTCTTGGTTCGGCATCATCTACACCCTCGATGATGGGGACGACTGGCGCGATGAGACGGTCTGGATCAAGGCCAACCCGAATCTGGGTGTTTCCAAATCGCTCGACGACCTGCGCATGAAGGCCAAGCGCGCGGAGCAGATGGCTGCCGCGCTCAATAATTTTCTGCGCCGCGAACTCAATGTATGGACCCAGGGCGAAGTCAAATGGGCGCCAATGGATGACTGGCGCGCCAGCGGCCAGGATAACGTCCCTGCGCTGAAACTGCCCGAGCGCCTCAAAGGCCAGGTGTGTTATGCGGGCCTCGACCTCTCCAGCAATAATGACATTACCGCCTTCGTGATGGTCTTCCTCGATGAGGACGGCGACGTGTACCCGATCTGCCGCTTCTGGATTCCCGAGGACAACCTGCTGATCCGCACTCGCGATGCGGGCGTCAAATACAAGGAGTGGGCGGATGCAGGCTACATCGACGTCACGCCTGGAAACGTCATCGATTATGACTGGATCTTCGAGCAGATCGAAAAAGACGCTGACGCCTTCGACATCGACCAGACCGCCTTCGACCGTTGGGGAGCGGCGCGCGTGGTGCAGGTCCTCGAAGACAAGGGTATGACAATGGTGCAATTTGGCCAGGGCTATAAATCCATGAACCCGCCCATGAAGGAACTGGAGCGGATGATCCTGGCGCATAAGATCAAGCACGGCAATAACCCTGTCCTGACCTGGATGATGGATAACGTGGTGGCGCGTGTTGACCCTGCAGGCAATATCAAACCCGACAAGGAACGCAGCCGCGAAAAGATCGATGGAGCCGTGGCGCTGATCATGGCGCTGGACCTGGCGCTGCGCCATCCCGCGAAAAAGAGCGTGTACGAGACACGCGGCATGCGGTTTATTGGTGGATCTTCGAAGTGAACAAGGTTTTGGATAGCGCAGAAGCTAAAGCTATTCAGGCGATCCAGCTTGTAAAGAGCGCTCCTGATAATCCATTTGGTGATGATGACGAACGGATTGCCAGCGAGATATTATCCAAAATTCAAGAACATTTTCATCCTTGACATTTCAGAACACACATTCTAAAATAATCAAGTCACCGCGCGACCTGCCCCCCCTCAGGCCGCGCGGTGACATTTTAACGGGCGGAAATTAGTTATATATAGTTGCCTGTTTACCCTTGACAACTATATATAGTTGTACTAAAATACCTCTATCAGTAAACAACAGCACACGGTAGTTCGGGAGACCCGACGAGATACCGAAACCTGAAAATAACAAAAAGGCGAAACGGTGGCGAGTGCCACCGTCCGAGCGGAGATGACCGACCGCTCGCTGATGAGCCTGGTCAAGGTCGCCGAGTGGCGACCAATTATCCGCGGCGAGTGCCGCAGAAAAGAGAACAGCATGAGCACCCAGATGACCCGCAAGAACGAAGATGGCAAGTATCGCATCCAGCGCCCCTCCAGGAACGAGAAGGAATATCACGGCAATGGTGCAAACGGCTGGTACGGCCAGACGGAAGAAATCAACGGCCACGTAGTCGAGTATAAGAGCAAGCGCTACTCGTACCGCTGGCACAAGATGCAGGTCTTTTTCGACGGTCGCCAGCTCTGCACGGCCCGCGACTACGAGATGGCCGAAGCCAAACTCAACGCGTAATAACCAACGCCCTGGCGGGCCAATAACCCGCCAGGGCCAATCCAATGGAAAAACGCAGAGACGATATTCTCCAGCGCGCCAGAGAGATCATGGCGCAGTACACTGATCGGCAGATCATCCCAGACCCAAACGACACGGACCAGCACGTTGCCGCGATGCATCTGCTAGCGCAGATCCGCGACAGGTTGCGCAGCGAGTATGACTGCGACATCAATGTAGCCCGCCATCAAATCACCACCGTGGTGAGCGAGCGACGCAAAAAATACATTGTCTATGGTGAGGATGGGTATTATATGGATTGGAACAAGTAACTGGTTGGGCCGCAGGGGGCGGCCTAATCAATCCTGCAAATGTCGTCGCGCTGGTGGCGCAGGATAAGCGGGCCAAGTGGCTTGCAGGCAGACGACAAATCACCCGCGGCGAGTGCCGCAAGGAGACTCCATGAACGCGACCGTGAAAGTGACTTTTGCCCTGAGCGATGAGTATCGTCGGGCGCGCCTGATCCACACAGGCGAGAATCTGAGCCAGCGCCAGACCATTGAGATCGATCTGGCGACCGCGACCGAGGACGACCGCGCGGATATCATCAACTGGACTGGACTTGATCTGCGCGACATCAAGATCGAGACCTGGCACGCTGCTGAGGCGTGGCAGGACCACAAACCCGTCAGTGATTACCTGATGCTGGATGGCGTGCCGAGCGTGCAGGAGATCGTCGCGCACTGCCTGCGGATGCGTATGGAGCGCGATGAGGCGCAGCGCATCCATGACGAGTACATGCTGGGCGAAATCAACGAGGACCTCTCCAAAACCATGCGGGCCATGCGCGAACATATTGCCAACCGCACCATTGGCAACGTTGATCTGAGATCATCTCTGGATGGTGATCGTAAGCGCCTGGGTGTGGACCTGAGCGCGTATAACGCACTGCGCGCCGAATACAACGCATGGGAGGCTGAGCGCCAGGCGCAGATCGCGGCTGAGCATGAGGCCAACGAGCGCAAACGTGAGGCCGAAAAGGCCGCCCGCGAGGCGGAAAAACAGGCCTGGGTGCAGCAGCATGGCTCTGACCATCTGCGGCGCGCCTGCGCGGCTGGACACGATTGCAGCCGCATGTACTGGCGCGAGCGCGCGGCCCTCGAATATCCTGGCTATGTGGTCGACATCGAGGATGAGGCCTCCTGGAAATCTCGAGCCTGCCCGAGCATTGATGCTCTGGATGAGCGCGACGCAGTGCTGGCCGCGCACCCTGGTGCAGATGCTGAGATTGTGTGGCTGACCGCCATGCCGCTCGACCACAAAGCCGAGGATGAGGATGAGGATGAGTTCGAGGCGTGCGAAGCGCTCACGGTCCGCGACCCGCGCTATCCCTACGACCTGATCAAGATTTTGTAATCCCACCCCTATGTCCTCCCCCGTCCACTCAGGATGGGGGAGGAAAATTGAGAGGATGCTATGCAACGCATGAGACTGTCTGAGCCTGTGCAAATCCCTGATCCGTTTCGCCATATTGTGACCGCGTGGTTGCGGCAGTATATGGAGGATGTGAGCTTGGTACTGCGTAACCATTTTGGGATCGAGTTGGATGTGAGCGAGATCCCTCACGATGATGACGAGTTGTTATGCCTGATGGTGGCCGAGCCGATCTCGGAGATGGCTCGCGTCGCTGCTGGAGACACCACGGGTCTGGATCGCGCTACCGTGTATGAGGGTATCCAGGGATTGGTTGAGCGATTGTTTGCCATCCCTGGCGAGGCATCCTACAACATCCCGCGTGAGTTTTGGGAGAGTGAATTTGGCAGCATGGTGATGATGGCCTATGTATGGAGCCAGGGAGATGAGTTGTTGACGATCAGTCAGGCGGCGGAGATGAGTGGCAGGTCGGTGGCGTCGATCAGCAACATGGCAAAGCGCGGACGGCTGCGCCAATATCCTGACATGCGGGAACCCAATCCGCAAAAACGGATGAGGGTGTTGAGGTCGGAAATCGAAGCATTGTCCAAGCCCCAGTGATGGGGCTTTTTTATTTTATGTACCCATTGACAAACCCGAACAACTATTCTAGAATAATCTCAACAATTGATTGCAGTCCTGGTGCATGACTGGGACGATTTGACGGAGATGAGCGCCCGTCCTTGCTTCGGCAGGGACGGGCGCTTTTTGTTTTGCCATGAACCGACTACTTACCTGGTACCAAACCGCTGACAAGAACACCCTGGCCTACTGGTCGGGGCTGACGCTTTTGGGCCTGGGAGTCGCGTTGAGCGTTTCTGTAGCAACGGCGCTGACGGTGGTGGGGGCCATCCTGGTCGTGATCAGCACGGCCAGCAGTTTCTACATGACCCATCTGGCGACACGCACCCCCAAGCGAGGTAGATAGGCATGCTTCCGCACTCGATGCTCGCGCAGCGCTTCCACCCCTCCAACGACCCGCCTGGGGATTTTCACTCGATCCTCACGGGGGGATGGGAAACCGCCAGCGGAGTCAACGTCACGTTCGACACCGCCCTGACCAACATGGACGTGCTGGCCTGCGTTCGCCTGATCTCGGACGTGGAAGCCATGCTGCCGCTGATCACTTACCGCCGCATCGAGCGCGGCAGGGACAAGGCGCGTAAACATTCCCTGTACGAGGTGCTGCACGACCTGGCCAACCCCGACATGACCGCCATGACCTACCGTCAGGTAATCACAGGGCACGTGGCCCTGCGCGGCAACGGCCTCTCTGAGATCGAAGAGGATGGCGCAGGCAGGATCAGGGCCCTGTGGCCGCTCAACCCTGACAAGGTCCGCAAATTGGAACGGCGCGGCAGGGGGCTGTACTACGTGTATGAACTGCCTCAGTCCGTGGGCGGGCAGACCGTGGGCATCCCTGCGGACCGCGTGCTGCACATCCGCTGGATGAGCAAGACAGGGTATTGGGGCATGTCGCCGATCCAACTGGCGCGCCAGTCGATCGCCACCTCGCTGGCCGCCCAGGAACACACCGCACGTTTCTTTGCAAACGGCGCTGAGCCTGGTGTGGTGCTCGCAACTGAACAGGCACTCACAGACACAGCCTATAACCGCATACAGGAAGACTGGGAAGCCCAGCACAAGGGCCTGGAAAAGGCTCATCGCGTGGCCATCCTCGAGGAAGGGTTGAGTGTGGAGCGGCTCGGTATGACGCACACCGACGCCCAGTTCCTACAGCTGCTTGGGTATGGCACGGCCCAGATCGCGCGCCTGTTCGGGATATCGCTGGATATGCTGGCCGAGGCCGACAAGGCAGCTACCTACGCCAGTGTCGAGCAGTTTGGCGAACGCTTCGTCAAGTACGTCATGCAGCCGTGGCTAACCCGCTGGGAGCAGGAGATCTACCGATCCCTGCTGACGCCCAGCGAGCGCGAGGAATACTTCGTAGAGCACCTGGTGGATGCCCTGCTGCGCGCCTCCATTGTCGAGCGCATGCAGACCTACGTCAGCGGCATCCAGAACGGCATCTACACGCCCAACAACGTGCTCGAAAAAGAAAACATGAATACCTACGAGGGCGGCGACGTGCACCTGATCGGCCTCAACATGGGCGACATCAAAGACGCGAGTCAGCCCAATGCCGCTGGTCTGCGCGTGCTGGGTGCCCAGCCTGAGGTCCGTGCCCAGGCCGTTCCCACCGATGACCACGAAACGCGTGCGCAGCGTTCGGTTGCTTCACGCCGCCGCATGATGCTGCGTCAGAAACAGGTCTTCCATGATGCGACGGTCCGCGTGATGAAGCGCGAGGTCCGTGACGTGCTTGAGGCCGCCAAGAAGGCCTTTGCCCAGCGGGACGCGCAGACCTTCAACCTGTGGCTGGACCAGTATTACCAACGGCACGAAGATGTCGTGCGCCGCGCCTTCCATGCCACCATGACTGCCTACGCCGAGAACGTAGCAGACGTGGCAGGGGAGGAGGTCAACACAGACGCGGCCCAATATGCAGACAGTCTGGAGCGCTTCGCGCGTTCCTACGTGGCTGGTTTTGCCTCACGCTATGTGGGCATCAACCTGGCCAACATCCGCCAGCAGGTGCAGGACGCGCTCGGGCAGGAGGATCCCGCCAAAGCGCTGGAGTCCTCGCTCGAAACATACCAAGGCAGTCGTGCCGACGAGGTGGCCCGCTGGGAGGCGAACCGCGAGAACAATGCGGCCTCCCGCCTGGTGTACGTGATGGCTGGTTTCAAGAGTTTAAAGTGGCGCGCTGGGGATGGGTGCTCGTACTGCCAGGGCCTGCACGATCAGGTTATCGGTGTGGACGAGTATTTCCTGCGCGCAGGCGATGAGTATCAACCCGAGGGGGCGGAGGCTCCGTTCTCGGTCAAACAAGACACGGGGCATCCGCCACTTTGCAATGGGTGCGAGTGTCTGATTACAGCAGAGAGGTGATCAGTGACATCAGACGCTTATATCGGCCTGCTAATCCAAGTGCCGCTGGTTGGCGTGTTCATTTGGTTTGCGCTCAAGTTGGTTTCAATCTTCATGGAATCTCTTGAGAAACGCGATGTGCAATGGCAGAACTTTCTACGCGAGCAGCGTGAGGCTACAACGATTGCCATCAATAGCCTGGGTGCCCGTATGGGTGATGAGATCAAAGCCCTGAGTCGCGAGGTGTATGAACTTCGCGGAAAGATTGAGAAGGAGTAGCTATGCCGCCCAAATATCAATTCCCTGAAGCCGAAGGCGTCCAGCGCCGCATGTTCGTAGCCGACTCGATGCGCATCGAGTCTCGCGAGGACAAGCCACCGAAGATCATCGGCCACGCTGCCATGTTCAACAGCCGTACACGCATCGGCTGGTCGTTCTACGAGGAGATCGCGCCTGGCGCGTTCACCAAGACCATTCAGGAAGCGGACGTGCGTGCCCTCTTCAATCACGACATGAACTACATCCTGGGCCGCACCAAGAGCGGCACCCTGCGCCTGAGTGAGGATGAGAAGGGTCTGGCCATCGATTGTGACCCGCCGCAGACGGACCTGATCCGTGACCTGGTCCTAGCCCCCATACAGCGCGGCGACGTGGACCAGATGTCCTTCGCCTTCGAAGCAGTCCGCACCGAGTGGATCGACCAGGAGAACGACCTGCCGATCCGCCGCCTGCTCGAGGTGAAGCTGTACGACGTGTCTCCCGTGACCTTCCCCGCTTACGAGGACACTGACGTGGCTGTGCGTTCTGCGCTGGCTGCTGCGGGGATCGACTTTAGAGCTCTAACACAGGCCATCGAGCGTTCGAAGCACGGCGTCCTCACGGATGCCGACCAGACACTGGTGCGCACTGTGATAAGCACACTCAACGGACTTCTGCCCCCTGCGCCGACCGAGAGTCACCCAGGGGAGGACGACGAGGCTGCCCGTGCGAGGATCCGCATGGATGATCTCCGCCGCCGTCTGCAGATAGCCGAACTCGAACTCTAGTTTTGGAGGATCTCATGACCGTACGTGAACTCAAACAGAAACGCGCCCAACTCATCGCGCAGGCGCGCTCGATCGTCGATGAAGCCGACAAGGCCCAGCGCGCGATGATCCAGGAGGAAGAGAACCGCTACAACGCGCTCATGGACGAGGCCGCCCGCCTGAAGGGCGACATCGACCGCCGCGAGCGCCTGGAGCAGCTCGAATCCGAACTCGAAGCCACCGACAGCCCCTCTCTGCGTGGCAATCCCGACGAGGGCAACCCCAACGGGCAGCAGCGCAGCGATCCCTTCGAGGGCATCGATGCCCGCTACCGCGACGTGCTGACCAGCATGCGCGGCCAGACCTCCGACGTGGACGAGCGTACCCGCGCCCGTTACGAAGCCCGCATGGCCCAGCAGTATGGCACGGCCTGGCGCGGCTTCCTGCGCGGCTTCCAGGTGCCCCAGGTGGAGCGCCGCGACCTGCAGTCGAGCCTCGACCCGCAGGGCGGCTACCTGAACCCGCCGCCCGCCTTCGTGGCGCGCATGCTCATGGCCGTGGACAACATGCTGTTCTTCCGCCAACCAGGCTGGGCCACGGTCTTCCCCGTGTTGAGCGGCGACAGCCTCGGCATGGTCTCGCTGGATGCGGACCCCGACGATGGCGAGTGGACCACCGAGATCAAGAACATCACGTTCGACAACTCGATGGCCTTCGGCAACCGCGAGCTCAAGACCAACCCCCTGCGCAAGGGCATCAAGGTCAGCCGCAAGCTGCTGCGCATGCGCCCCGACGTCGAGAACATGATCATCGAGCGCTTCCGCTATAAGTTCGGCGTGACGCTCGAGAAGGCCTACCTGACGGGTCACGGCGCTGGCCGTCCGCTGGGCGTGTTCGTCACTTCCACGTTGGGCATCAGTTCCAGCCGCGACGTGGCCACCGAC